CTTCTTATCGGACCCACTGTTTTTAACGGTTTTCTTCTCGATAATCTCTTCCATTATGCCCTCGCAGATAGTCGGAATTCGGTTAATAGTTCTTTCATGGTTTCGGTATTGGCGTTCAGTGCCGCCTTCATCTCCTGCATGACCTGGGTGGTGCTCTCCACAAGGTGCATGAGTCTCTCGTCGTTGTTTGAGTCCTTTGCCCACATCTCCTCGCGCTCCTTCTTCGCAAGGTCGGTGCTGTACCGTATATACCAGAATGCGGCGGCAATTATCACCGCTGGTAGACCGATCCTCTCGATCAGGTTGACTATGATTTCTATGTCCATAAGCGAGTTATTTACTTCTTGGTGGTAGTATTGTGCGTCCGCAGGGTTCATACCGATGCCGGGTTGATTTGTACTGGTTCTATGCTATTAAGTATCTGGCATTCAGTATTAATTACAGTAAACGCCCTTGTTAAATTATCCTGTGTCATCCTGTCGTAGTCCTTTGAACTGAACTGCTCCCGGCTCTTGTCCAGGACGCAGTCGCAGTGTGCGCTGTGTACGGGAGGTGGCAACTGTGGCAACCCCCTCTGTCTCGCCTGTATACACACGTACCACAGCCCCCGTATCTGTATTGTCGTGTGGTCCCCGCTGAACCTTGATTTCTCCACAGGCTGCACCACTGGGGTACTACAGGATGTCAGGAGGATAATCAGGACCATCACCCCCACCCCCACCAGCACGATCAGTGCCGCAGTGCTAATCTTCTTCAGTAGGCTCATCTGTTTCTGTTTTCTCCATCTCTACGAGGGCCTGCTTGTACCCCACGAGCCGCTGTAACTGAGCCTGTAGCTCAGGTATCTGCTGCTGTATCTGTGCGATTTGAGTATCACACTGTTCTTGTGTTAGTTGCATTATGCGTTCTCCAGTGCTGTTACTTTTACAGGTTCAACAATTACTTTTCCGTTATCATCCGTCCATTCAGTTTCAATCATATGTTTGTCTTTCCTTTCTCCAATAACCATCCAAGATATAGAATCAGTACAGGTTTCATCATTAGCAATTATTGTTAAAATATTTTCATTAATAATTCCTTTTACTGCTATCCATCCGGTTTCATTAGTTGTGAAAGTTTGCACATCTCGACATAAAGCTGAAAAAGTTCCATCCGTCATGTTTGATTCTGTATCAATATTTACTGAAGCAGATCCAGTGACTAAAGTAACCTTACCTCTGTAAATCAAATCAGCTTGTGGCCCCTCAATAAAGGAATGGATTAAATTATGAGTTAAAGATTTACTTTCTAATGGATGATCAATTTTAAAGGAACCAGAACCTTTGCTTAAACTCCCTGCTATAGTGACAGCCCCACCAGAGCTTATCGATACTCTAACTGTAGTTACCATATCAACATTTTCACCGATTATTAAACTATTGGTTGTGTCATAACCGATATAATGGTTCATAGCACCCGTTCTCTCTAGGTGCATTGCAGGCATAACTCCAGAAGCTGGTTTCTTAATATGAAGGAGTGCATTTGGGGACGCTTCTCCGATGCCCACTTTGCCATCACCTTTGACTGTAAAAATTTCAGTCGATCCTCCTGTGCACTTAAACACTTTATCCGCAGAACCTCCTCCTGCTTCTACCATCAGGCCTGCACCATCAGAAGCATCATTTACGATGCTTACTGCCCAATTCGCTGCTCTATCTTCTGCAACAGTAAGCATATAGCCGGGGCCAGTTGTACCAATGCCGACTTTGCCATCTCCAGCAATCACTAGTGCATCCGTATTTATTGAGCCTCCACTCGGATATGTGCGAAATTTGAATTTCCAACCATCTGATTCAACCCGTTGGTCAAAGTAAAAGACCCCATCATTTTCAGAATGCCAAAGTTCGTATCTCGTTACATCGCTTTGATTTGCAAAAATAACCCCGGCATCATTAGTAGAAGTAGCCGTTGTTGCTTCCAGTTTTATCCTCGGAGTATCGCCCTTAATGTGTAGTTCACAATCGGGGGCCGTTTCCCCGATGCCGACATTTCCAGAGGAATCAATACTCATTGCAGTAGTCCAAGTAATATCTCCACTACCTGATGCTACATACTGAAATTTATGGGTTCCGTTATTCTGCCAATACTGAGAAGCCTCATCCGAATCTGAAATTCTTCTCCAGTTTGGGTCACTATCTCTGTACGCATTTTGGCTAATATACAAACTAGCACCAGCCGTAGCGGAATTATTTGTTTGCAGAGTCGAATTCCCACCAAATGCGATATTAGAGTAACTAGAAAGCATATCGCTAGGTGGTGTAACCCCGATGCCGACATTGCCGCCCTTAAACCAACTGTCTCCACTGGCGTTTATTTTAACATTTTCCGTTCCCGCTGATGAGTATAATTTTAATCGTGTTTCAGCACCTGTCATCCCAAAATCAAAGCCAGCATTTGGATATGACCCATTACTAGACCGAGCCTTGATAAATTCATCTTCTGTTCCTCCTCCAAATAACTCTAGTAATTCGTCAGGGTCATTGACCCCGATGCCGAAATTAGCCCCCAATACGGATATATCCCCAGCACCATCAAACTCTATTCTCTCAGCAGAATCACCTATGCCTATAGATGTATCGTCACCCATCACGATGTTCCCAGTCATTGTCCCACCAGACTTTGGTAGCTTAGTCGCTATAGAATCTGTAACAGTGGTTGAGAAGGACGCATCGTCACCGAGTGCTGCCGCTAGTTCGTTCAAGGTGTCAAGTGATCCCGGTGCAGAGTCCACCAAGTTAGACACCTCGGTTCTTACAAATGCAGTACTAGCCGCCTGTGTGGTGTTAGTAGCCGCAGAGGCTGTCGGGACAATAGGTGTGCCTGTAAAGGTGGGGCCTGCCAACGGGGCATAAGTGGTTGCCACATCCGCAGGGATATTTGCAGTGACGTTGTCGAGGTAGTTTACCTTCGTCCCCGCATCCGCTATGTCTCTTGCTCTTGTCATAGTTTAATTCCTGTTATCCGCCATATTTCCGCCATCCGCCACTCATGACGGTTTACTGGGCCACGTTATGTTATCTGGGTCACTATTATCCTGCGGTAGATCCCTTAGCTTCTTTCTGTAAATCTGCATGTCGTTGGACATATCAGGTTGATCCTTCATTGCTAGATAGTCAGTCTCTGCTAAAAGTCTACTACGCTTTAAGCGTATACTTTTCCACTTCTCCACAGTCTGACAAGCACTCAGGGCATCATCATCCTTGATAATCTTTGACCCGTCCCACTTGAGGTGGTAGTGACCTCCGTGTATGTGACCACTTGTGGTAAACAGCACAGTGATGTCATTGCCATCCTCGTCTTTGTCCTGATAACTCAGGGGAGCATCTGTCTCTACAATCTCGTAGTCTTCACCACTGAAATCATAGGTTTTATGTCCGTGTTCATCTTCAGAAGTAACTGATTCTAACCAAGTCCAGTATTCAGACTTGTTCTGACCTTTTGTTTGTCTCCGAACCTCCCATTCGGTTTCAAATACCTTTAATACTTTGTTCAACTTGTGTGATATATACATCTCAGCCTATTTTTTTAATATGTAATTGTGTGAAATAATCAGTATCACGGCTTATAGTATTGGTTACACCACTGTGGATGTAGTCTCCTTTTTTATAATATTTTTCGTAAGTCAAAGAATTAATATCTCCACTACTAACCATCTTTAATACATATCCTTGACCACTTGTAGTACTAGTTCTTAGCTTAAGTTCAGCATTAGCGGATCTAGCACAACTAATCACACTTACTGTATAAAACCCGTCTACTAAAAAAATCACTCTATCATAACCATAGGCAAAATTTTTCATTCTAGGAGAATTGGTTGCACCAGAAGCTGTAGAAAAGTCACCTCTCTGCCAATCCCAAATAAACGTACCATCGGTGACATCTGGACCATCATTCCCTGTAATAAGGCACGAAGTTTCTGGCCCAAGATAACTCACATCCCTCGTAACCTCATCCCACGTTTTTCCGTCTGGTGTGACGATCAGATTGTTCTGCTCCATATTCCTATCGCCTCCAACTAACTCGTGCAGGAAGGGTGATTCAAACGACTGGTAATGTGATGAAGTGTGGATTGGGGTTTCAATTGCAAATGAATCTATTCTGAATCTATTATATCCAGAAGGATTACTAGCAGATTCAACACCAGCAGTTTGTGAATCTAAGTTTAATCCAGTTACAGAAAGAAATTCACCAATCCTTGTTCCAGAAGTTGGAGTTAAAACGCCTGTGCTGGCATTATATGATCCAGATGGTGTAGATGCTGACAATCCAGAATAGTTACCAGTAGATGCTGCTGTTCCATCTATAGTAATATTTGCATTAACCATTGAAAAGGTGCTAGAATTTTGCCAACGATACTCAAATCCTTTTCCAAAAAATGGTAACTTAAATTTAACACTAGAGTTAACTCCAGAATCGGTTTGGAACCCAGCTGTAGATGTTAAATTTTGGTAGTGAGTAAACGCAGACCCTGCGTCATAAAAAAGATCTCTTGAAGCAGAAACAAGCCTAGTACCTTTACTAATATGTTCTATACCAACAACAGTTTGAGGAACATAATCAGCCATCAGCATATAGTCTGCGAGGACTACAGCATCCTCTGGGATAGGTGGGCGTTTGGGTTGGAAAATAGTTATCCTATTCGGTCTGTTAGAAATATTACTTGCCGTTACTTTTTCTATCCTGAAAATATGTGTCCCGTAAGGGAGATTTTGAGCTTTAATCAATTCTTCTGTAGTAGTATTTGGGTTTGTTCCCGCTGTTCTTCTATATACTTCAACACCATCAATGTAATACTTATAATCATCACTACCTGCATGAGTCTGAGCATCACTGTGACCTATCGAAAATCCTGTACCAATAAATGTGATATACATATCACTACCATTAGCATTTATAATTATATCACTACCACTGGTAGAAACACTCCTACCATCCTCACAAGAAAGTGAAGTTAGGCCATCGTCCATTACATACGCAATATCATCAGCGGTACTAACCATACTTGCATCTGCATAAGTAGCACCTGTTCCTCCATTTGCCGCACCGTTCCCAAACTCACGTAGATAAAATGAGGTGGCTACTTCTGCAAGTGAACTTTCTATT